CCGAACTGACCTGCGCCGATGGTGCCACCGCTGGCGTATTTCTTCATGCCGTACTTGTCGATCGTGCCACCAGTAACAAAGTCGATCGTGAGCGTCGCGTTCTTGTCAGACGGGAAGTCATTGAACTCATTCATCAGCTCGAGCAGGTGTCGACGCATCGGCGAATCAGGTGCCATCGCTGCCGCAGCGTCGGCGAGCGACTGGATGAAGATCTGGTTCTTTTCGCCAGCCGACACGGTCGTACCGTTCGCTTCGGCCTGGTCCTCTGCCAGGCGCACCGCAGCGTCGGCCTGTTTCAGCGCCGCCTGTTCTGCCTTCTCCTGCAGCGCGGTCAGATCTGCGGTCGACGTCTTGCCCTCGGCGAGCGCGGTCGTGTAGTCAGCTATCGCTGCGGTCGTGTCACGCTTGGCGTCGCGCAGCGCGTAGTCGCTGTCGACTGCCGATCGCATCGCCGACCAGAGATCCTCGAGTGCCTTGATCTGATCTTCCGTCGACTGCGTGGTGTCGTCGGTTTCGTCGCCTAGGTCAGCTTGTGCGCTAGTGGCGTCGCCAGCAGCAGCGGCGCTGTCGACCAGCGCCTCTGCGTGGGATCGATCCGCTGCCGAGAGCTCAGCCAGCTGTCCGGTCGCTTTCAGCCATTGTGCGGCCTCTGCGTCGCCGACACGCATTCGTTCGACTGCGATCTGTGTCGAGTCGTACTGAGCGGTTGTCTGGTCCTCAAGCATATTGATGAAGTCGCCGGCGACAGCGTTCATCGACTGGTATGCGCCACGGCGTTCTTCGGTGCCAGCGACGTCAGTCTTTCCAGTCCTGATCCAGTTCTCGGTCGCGGTGGTGCGATCCTTGGTCAGTTCAAGATCTGAGCGCATGTGGTTGCTGACTTCGGCGAACACGTCGATCTGGACGAGGCCAGTGTCGATTGCGTTCTGGCGTGCCTTCGTCAGGAGTGCTTGGGCTTTGGCGTCGCCGCGGTTCGCTGCCATCACGTCATCGATGGTCAACCCGAGCTGGGTGAGCACTGCGACGTAGTCACGGTTTTCGAGAATCGACTCGCGTAGTTTTTTGTCGGCCTCTTCGTATGCAACGTCAGCGTATTCGGATGCCGCTTCAGTGGCAGAGATGAACGCCAGACGCTGGGCGTCGATGGTGCCGACGCCGTTCTGGACACTCTTGTAGAAAGCGTCGGCTCGTTTCTTGGCCTCAGTGTTTTCGTCGGCGAATAGGCTGAGCCCGATCGTGACCACTGTGATCACTGCCAGTGCGCCAGCGAGCCACGGATTCGCTGTTTTCATGGTCAGCCCGAACGCCTCGACTGCCTTCGACACCGCGTTGAATGCCGACACGCCCGCGTACACGGCGCCAGTGATGACGAGCACCGTCGCAAGGAACTGCTGCTGCTGCGGGTTGAGCTGGTTGTACCAGCCGAACAACGTCGAAAACACGCTGACCAGTTGCGTCATCACCGGCATCAGCGCCATGCCGATGGTTTCTTTCATGTCCTGGTACTGGGCGTTCAGTCGTGCCATCTGCCCCGCAGCCGTTTCTGCATAGGTCGCCGCGCTGCCACTGAACTGACCATTCAGCCGGGATTGCGCATCAGCCCACGACAGCGTGCCCTCACCAGCCTGTTTCAGTCCTGGCACCAGTCGACCGAGCGCAGTCGTGTTCCCGCCATAGGCCTTTGCGAGCGCGCTCGATACCGTCTCTAGGTCCTTGCCGGTGCCACGGCTCACGTCCATCGCCAGCGTCAGAATGTCTTGCGCTTTGGTCTGGTCCTTCGTTGACCGCAGAATCGTCGCCAGCGACGGTCGCATCTCGTCGTCGAGAAACCCGGTCGCATACGACGACTTCGTGATCCAGTCCTCGATCGACTTGATCTGGTTGTCGGTCGCGTTCGTCGTGTTCTGCAACGCTTTCGCGAGGATCTGCTGCGCCGCCTGGTCATCCATCGCCGCTTTCACCGATGAGATCCCGAAGTCGATCACCTTCTTGGCCGCGTACGCAGAGACGATGACCTTGCCCAGCTGCTGGGTGGCGGTGCCAGCGCGTTTCATCGCGGCGGTGTACTTGCTGTCGTCGCCGAGCACTTCGACGATGATCGACCGCTTCGATGCTGCTGGCATTCGTTCACCGCCTCCGTCTGGTAGTGCTGCTGCGCTTTGACCGTTTGGCTTCGTGCGCTGCTTTCTTCATCGCCTTCTCTGCGTCCTCAGCATAGATTTCCAGCACCAGCGCATCGTCGAGTGTGAGCTGGTCGACGTCGGCCAGCCGGAATCCCATGTCTTGCCAGAGCACTGCCGCCATCGGGACTAGCGCAGTGCGGCAGCTTTTGGGTCGAAGTCCTCAGGCGTCGTATCCCAGTTCGTTTCTTTTGGGTCCATCGCGATGCACTCCATCAGGTCGCCGACATCGATGTGTTCCATCCAGTATTGAAGCGACGAATCAGGGTGCGTGCGGCGCCAGACGATCCATGCGTGCGCGACGACCACGTCCTCCATGTCGACCGGTGCGGCGAACTTGTTCATAATCGTCTTGACCAGCTGACGCTCGAGCAGACTGAACCGTCGCAGGTCGACGTCGACCTCGACAGGGATCGGCACATTCTCTGCGTCGCGTTCACCATCGGGCGGGCGGATCATCACGGTGAACTTCAGTTCGCCGAGCGGCCGTTGTTTCTGAGTCTCGCGCGGCTTGCGTGCCGCCTTCGGTGTCGACTTGCTGCCGTTGCTCATCCCTTGGGTACTCCTTGTGAGTCGAAGAACTGATCGATTGCCTTGAGCACGTCGTCTGCGATCTCGTCGCGGAGATCGTCGACTTCGGGCCAGATGTGACGCGGGCGGCCGTCGTATTGCGGGAACTGGTTATAGCCCACAAACGTGCGCCCTGTCGGGCCGATGCGTGGCCGGTTCTGGTTGGCGCCGAATACCAGACCGAGCAGGTTCGGTGCCTGGTCGCCGTCGAGACGGATGCGACCACCGACCGCCGACTTGATCGCCGTCACCGCAGCAGCAGCGCTACCCGACTCGCTGGCTATGTCGGGCTTGCTGGCGTCCACGACACGCTGTGCGAGACGCTGGAACACCTTGCGCATGTAGTTGTTATACGCACTGCCACCAGTCGCCTTGAACGACCTGCGGAGCTCCTTGAGGCCACGGATACGAACGGCGCCCGGTACGCCGTCGTCGACGGCCACGGTTATGCCGCCGAGTCGGTCGTCCGATATGTGACGGTGATCGGCTGGTCTGTGCCGTTGTCGAGCCCGACACCCGAGATCTCCTGCATCAGCGGCTCTTCGCCGTCATCGGTCGGTAGACCTTCGTCGAACCGTGCCGCTGGCAGCGTCAGCTTGAACCGTGGCACCGTGGCACCACCGAGCGCGACCGCACCGTCGCAGATCAGTTCGACCGCCGCGACCTTGGCGGCGATGGTCTGCGCGGCGACACGGTTGTACTGCGTCAGCGACGTGAACTCGACTTCCATGTCCCAGTCGATCGTCGGCTTGGCGTTCGGGTTCGGTTCCTTCTTGAGCGACGAACCGCGCAAGAACCTGCGGTCGACGTTGTGCGGGAACGTGATCTTGCACCGGAACGAACGAACCTCGACCTGCACGGTCGCGATCGTGAGCGTCGCCAGACGCCAGGGGAACTTCGAACCGCCCGTCGCGATCGACGCATACGCGGCGACCTCGATCGCGACGGACGTGTCGACATCTTCGGCGTCGACTTCGATCTCACACATGAGGAACCCGTCGTCGCCCTCTTCCAGGGAGAACTCGATCGACAGGATCTTGCAACCGTGCCACGTGAACGGCTGCGCCGTGCCCGCAGGGTTGAATGGCTTGCAGTCCTGCATCGTCAGCGACTTGCCGTACTTCGATGCCGGCACCGCCGTGAACGTCTGCGTGTAGTTCGAATCGGTTACCGAGCCGATCGCCGCGCCACCGAACGCGTGCGACAGGAGCAGACCTGCTGCTTTCGTCGGCAGATAGAACTTGATCGGGCCTGCGGCACCTTTCGTGTACGGATCGTTCGAATCGACACGCTCGACGACGCTGCCGGCGCGCAGTTCGTTGGCTGCCGAGATGATCCCGAAGTCTGGCTCAAGGCCGAAGCTGATGAACGGAATGAACCGGTCGACGACGACTGGCGTGCCGTACACCGATTCGGCCTTCATGCCCCACTGGGCTAGTCCTAGTGCGGTCACTTGTCGATCTCCTCGTCATCGTCAGCCGGCTTGGGTGCCGGCGTCGGCT